TCGCTCGAACCTCAGATGGGTTCGCCAACCAGATGCGAATCTTGAAGGCTTCATTGACTGATGCTGCAACAGAACTTGGCACAGTTCTATTGCCTTATTTCAAAACTTTTGTCAAGTTCATAAACGAAAACATTGTTCCAGGTGTGTTGGCGTTCGCTGACACGCTTGGTGAGAAGGGTCTTGTCCCAGCGTTGGCTGCTGGTGTGGCTGCGATGGGGCAGTTCGGTATCACTACCGTCAATGTTCTTGAAGGTTCTTACATTGCTCTGCTCAACTTCACACACGACCTATCAAAGACTGTGCGTATTTTGGCTGATGCTGCTGCGCTTGGCTTCGGGTTGCAGGGCAACATCGTTGGTGCTGGTAAGTCGTTGGCTGTTGCTGTGGCCATGTCCAAAGTGCAGGATGCAACGAATGAGGCGTTGGCTGGTGCCGGTGCAATGTTCGATGGTTTCCGTGCCAAGGTTTATGCTGCGCAGTTGCAGTTGGCTCAGATGGGCAAACCGCCAAAGGATGTTTCGGACTCGTTGGATCGTATGAGTCAAGCAACTAGATCAGCAACCAATCAAGTGACACAAATTATTCCAAAGATTACTGAGATGAGCAAAGGCACTGGCGGTGCAGCGAAGAATGTCAAGGATGCTACCGAGAAACTGAAGATTTATACGGATGCGTTGAAGTCAAGCAACTCTGCACAGAAGTCCTTCACTCAGGCGCAGAAGGCTTCGGTGCAGGCTGGTAAGTCGTTGACGGCTGCGAATCAGGGTGTGGCTGATGCTGAGGCTGCATTGGCTGAGGCTCGGGCTGGATATGGTGCTGATTCGCCACAGGCTAGGAAGGCTGCGAAGGATTTGGAGCAGGCTCAGCGTGGGTTGGAACGTGCTCGGTACAACGTGGAGGGTTCGTTGTTTGCGATCAAGGATGCTGAGGAGGCGTTGAAGAAGGTTCGTGAGGATAAAGAATCAACACCTCAGATGATTCGTGAGGCTGAGATTGCGTTGGCTGAGGCGAAGTTGTCGAGTGCTGATGCGATTGATTCGCAGACTGAGGCGACTAATGGTTTGAAGACTGCAACTAATTTGTTGAGTGAAGCGGTGTCTGGTGCTTCGGAGAGTTCGGAGATATTCAAAACTTTGTCTGATGCGTTGACTGATGCGAAGGAGAAGCAGTCTGCTGCGACTGAGGCTGTGGCTGATGCGATTGATCGTGAGACTGAAGCGTTGGACAACTACCGTGAGGCGATCAAGAAGGTTGGTGAGACTCAACTGTTGTATCCAAAGGTGATTGCTGCGAACCCGATGGCTGGTGTCGCTGCTGCTATTCCTTCAACGGTGACTGGTAACTCGACTGGGTTCAACTCCACTGCTGGGGGTGGGTTCACTCAGAATGTGACTGTGACTGCTGGAATTGTTTCGTCACCAGATGAGGTTGCACAAGAGTTGGCGAACCTGTCGGATCGTTATCGCAGGCTCAACGGTGGCACAGGATTCTTCTAATGGCTAAAGCAACCAAGTGGGGTTCAACATACAAGGTGTTGTTGGATGTCGGCTTCTTGGCTGATGCGTTCACGTTGGATTCAAGCGTCTTGAATGGCACTGATGTGTTGGATGGTTCAACAAACTTTGTGGACATCACCGAGTATGTGACGAACATCAATATCAATCGTGGTCGTGCCACCCAACTTGATTCGTTCCCTTCATCGTCTTGCACGATTCAAGCCGATGATCGTGCAGCTGCACGATACTTTGACCCGTTGAACACAGCATCAGAGTGGTATTCGGGTGGCACTGTTGGTATTGCACCTCGACGCAAGTTCCAGGTGTATGGCGGTACAGCCGGAACGACAGCAATGTTCACAGGCTTCGTCTACGACTTGAACATGGACTATGCCGAACCGAACCTATCAACAGCAACAATCGTTGCCACCGACGCACTCGGCCAACTCGGTCAAACCGTCCTGACCGCATTCAACCCTTCATCACAACTCACCTCTGCGCGTGTGTCAGCAATCTTGGATCGACCAGAGGTGGCGTTCTCGACTGCGACTAGAAGTATTGAGACTGGGGTTGCGACGTGTGGAACGGTTGCGTATGACGATGCGACGAATGTGTTGCAGGCGTTGCAGGATGTGGCGACGGCTGAGGGTGGGCGTTTGTTTGTTGATCGTTCTGGAAGTTTGAACTTCGATGCTCGGATTGCGACTTCGTTTGGGACGGCTGTGGCTTCGTTTGGTGGTACGGCTGGTGTTCCGATTCAGTCGTTGTCGAATGTGTATGGGGCTGAGACGGTCATCAATAGGGTGGGTGTGCAGATTGACGGCGGTACGGCTTCGAGCATTGCGTCTGGTACTGCTTCGCAGACTGCGTATGGGATCAAGGCGTTGTCGTTGACTGGGGTTCCGTTGGCCACTGATGCTGCTGGATCAGCGTTGGCTGCATCATTGTTGTCTAGGTTTCAGGAACCTGTGGTCAGGTTCTCAGAGATGGATGTGTTGTTGAATGCGTTGACCACGGCACAGCAGGCACAGATGGCAGGGCTAGAGATTGGCGACATCCTGTCGGTGACTAAGACTTTTGCTACTGGCACACCGGCAACGGTGACACAGAACGTGGTGGTCGAATCCATCCGGCACACAGTCAACCCATCAACACATCGCGTCACCATCGGAATGGGTCAAGTCCAACTTCTGTTGCCGTTCGTATTGGACACCTCACCCTTGGATTCAAGCCTCTACGGTTTGACCTAGAATGGAAACATCATGGCAGGCTTAGGACGCAAAACATTCTCACCAGGCGAAGTGTTGACCAGTGCAAATGTCCAAGGATATTTGATGGATCAAATGGTCATGGTGTTCTCTGGTACAGCAACACGCAACACAGCGATACCTAGTCCATCGGCAGGAATGGTTTCATACTCGACTGCTTACGGTTTAGTTATTTACAACGGCACCTCTTGGGTGACGGTATAGAATAGGGGCATCATGGCTGGCTTAGGAAGAAAAACATTCTCACCTGGAGATGTGCTGACATCAAGTGATGTTCAGAACTATTTGATGGATCAATCCGTCATGGTGTTCGCAGGCACAGCTGCACGGGCTTCAGCGATACCATCACCATCAGCAGGCATGGTTGCATACTCAACAGCAACACAGTTGCAGGTGTACAACGGCACAGCATGGGTTGATGCGTCAACTGGTTATGGTTCTGCTTCAGGTGGCGCAAGTTCAACAGCCATCACTGTTGCTGGCACTGCGTACACGCTGCTCACTTTTACGGCATCGGCTTTACTGACTGTCGGCAAATCAGGTTTGTTTGATGTCTTAATGTTTTCAGGTGGTGCAGGCGGCGGCAGTGGCGATGGTTCCGCTGGTGGCGGCGGTGGTGCTGGTGGTGTATCCCAACAAACAATTTATTTGTCAGCAAACACCACTATAACTATTGGTTCAGGTGGTGCAGGTGGTTCAGGAAGTATTGCGGTTGCTGGTTCATCATCAAGTATTGACAATACGGCGCGCGCGTTAAGTGTTGCTGGCGGTGGGCCGGGTGGCGGATATAACGGCGCGTCCTACACGCAAGCAAACATGGGCGGCTCGGGTGGCGGTGCAGGTTCAGTACAAACTTTGACTGGTGCAGCGTCTATGTCACCAAGCATTTCAGGTTTTGCAGGTGGCAACGGTGTAAGCAATACGGCTGCAGGTGGCGGTGGTGGATCAACAGCAGTTGGTGCCAACGGTGTAACTACTGCTGGTGGTGCTGGTGGTGCTGGTTACGATGTCAGCGCGTTTATTGCTGGTAGCGCATTATTCAAGGCTGGCGGCGGCGGTGGTGGCGGTACCACCGGTGGTGCAGGTGGCTCATCAGTTGGCGGTGCTGGCGGCACATCAAGTACAGCAGGCACGGCAGCGGCAGCAAACACTGCATCGGGTGGCGGCGGTGGTGGTCGAAGCGCAGGCAGTCTTGCAGGCGGTAACGGTGGCTCGGGAATTGTTTACATAAGGTTTAAGGTTTAGACATGGCAAACTTTGCACAAGTAACAGACACCATTGTTGAGCAAGTAATTGTTATTGCGAACAATGACTGCGATGACCTACCGTTTCCAGACAGCGAGCCAGTAGGCCAAGCGTTTATTGCATCACTTGGCTATACAGGCGAATGGTTGCAAACAAGTTACAACGGCAACTTTCGAGGATGCTACGCAGGTATCGGTTACACATGGAATGGCACAGACTTTGTGCCGCCAGTAGTTGAGCCTGAGTGATGTGTTCAAGTCGCGTTGGCTGATTGTTGCTCCTGCGCTTCTGGCCTCGATCTTTAGTTTCATTCCTTCAGCGTCAGCTGATCCGGCACCAGGTTTGTCCACGTCGTATTACACGATTGATGAGATACCTCCTGTCATGTCTGACACTGAGTATCCGTTGTGTGGTTCGGAGGTTGAGAACAACATCAATCGTTCGTATGACGGTGAGCCGTACTTGGATTGCACGAACGATCTGTTCATGGTTCACATGACTGGGTTCATCACTATCCCTGAACACAACACGATTGAGTTCTGGTTGGCTTCTGATGATGGTGGCCGTATCAATATTGGTGGGAATGAGTGGGGCAACTGGGGCGATCAGGGTTGCTCTGCCTATGAGTCTGGGCAGATAGACATTAGTGCAGGCGATGCCAACCTCAATCTGTTCATGTACGAGAACGGCGGATCGACCTGTCTGATGCTCGCATGGAACATTGATGACACAGGTTGGGCAATCGTTCCGGATGAAGCGTTCACAACGAACGGTGAATCAACCACAACTACGACCAGCACTACCACCACTACGACTACTACGACTACGACAACTATTCCTCAGACAACTACAACCAGTACGACTACTACTACAAGTTCTACGACTACAACTACGACTTCTTCTTCGACCACAACTTCCACAACAAGTACAACATCCACACAACCCACACCACCTGCAACGGTGCCTCCACCACCCACAACAATGCCAGCCCCACCAGAGACCATCCCTGAACCACCAGATACATTGCCAGTCGTATTACAACCACTGTTCCCCCTTATCCCTGACACGATGCCAGAACCACCAGCCACGATACCGACAATCCCCCTACCCCCAGACACAATGCCCTTGCCACCAGACACCCTGCCCCTACCACCAGACACCCTGCCAGAAGCACCACAAGCCCCTGAGACAAGCGAACCAGCCGAAGACGCACCACTCCCACCCATCAGCGATAAGGCTGTAGTTGAAGCCCTAGCCAACATCGAGCAAGCAACCCCAGCAGAAGTCAAAGCCATCGTCACCGAGCTGCTCGCCTTCGCCCTCACCACCGACCAAGCCGTCTCCATCGCATCCGAACCGGCAGTGCTTGAAGTGCTAACCAACGCTGAAGCCGAGCAAGTATTTGAGCAGGTAGCGGTTGAAGAACTCACTACCGAGCAGGCGACTGAGTTGGTGGCTGCTGTGCAAGATGCACCGTCATCTGTGCGTAAAGCATTTGAGGCCGTGTTGAATCTATTCCAAGGTTTCGCTGACGATTACGTGATGACGAATCAAACTGTGCCAATCAAAACTCGACGTGCGCTGATCGCCTTGGGTGCTGTATTCTTGGTGTCAGCCCCTGCACCAACACGAAGGAATCGTCAATGAAGATATGGGGTGAGTTCCATGCGTTGCTGTGGACTATCGCTGCATCTGTCACGACGATCCTCACGTTGTCTGGGGCTATCCAACGAGTCGTGATCTGGCTTACTGTTGGAGCATTAGTTCTGCACCTGATCGGCGCACTCACCAAGAAAGAAGAATCAGAATGAAGAAGTTCCAAGATGTTGCAGGTCGTATCGTTGCAGTATTCCTATCGTCAGCCTTGGCGATTGTCGGCGGCTCTGCCGTCATTGCACCGGAGTTGCCTATTTACAAGAGTGCAATTCTTGCTGGATTCGCAGCAGTTGCAACCGTTGTTCAGAAGTTGGCTCAAGCATCGCTTGATGGCAACCTGTCAATGGAAGAAATCAACGACGCATTCGGCGCGAAGAAGAAGTAACTCAATGACCAAGATGCCTTGGCCTGTAGTCCCAATCAAGTGGTGCGAACATCTTAAAGGCAAGAAGCCTTCTGAGGTTTCGCTCACGATGTTGCGACCCCTGAGCAATGGTGGTGGTCAACTGCACCATTGCGCTGCTCGCGCTTGGGAAGCAATGAAGCATGCTGCGATGGCTGAGGGTGGGATCAATCTGAAGCCGACTTCGCCTGGTGATACGTATCGAAGTATTGCCCAACAGAAGGCTGGGTTCTTGCAACGGTTCCAAGTGGAGCCGATTGAAGGCGCACAGACCCGAACTTATGACGGCAAGAAGTGGTATCTCAAGAAGGGCATGGCTGTACTCGCGTCACCTGTGGATGATCCTGCGAAGTGTTCACGTCACATGATGGGCATCGCAGTCGATGTCGCCAACGCATCAGGCAAAGTCTTGGCATGGTTGCTGGAGAATGAGCAACGGTTCGGGTTCAGTCACGAAGTTGTTGACATGCCAGGTGCAGAACCTTGGCACTTGCGCTGGACTGATTCAACACCTAACCAAGCCGTCCTCGACTACGAGGCAGCGAACCCGAAGCCTGCCGCATGATGGACTGGGGCATCGTTCTTGCTGCGTTGATCACGGCTGTAGGAGGCGCGATGACAACGCTGATGATGGTGATGCGTAAAGAAAACACGCAAGACCACGCAAGGGTTGTGGATGCCTTAGACATGCTTAGTGGAAATGTGGACAAGATTGG